GTCTGTTGCAAACTGTCTGCAGTTCTTAACACATAACTTGGTAATGTCTCAGACACCCAGTAAGCAGTGTTTGTGATTGCAATACCAGTTGCAGGCACAGTTGCCTGACTTCTGTAATAAGTTGAGGTGGCGGTATAAAACACCAATACTCCACTGGCATAGCCAGTATTGGCCGCCCAATTTTGTACGCTAAAATTAATGATACTGCTGTTGGCACCTTCACCATACAGTCGAGCATACGGAGGAACAAGTATGGTGTCGGTAACTAGATATGTGCCTGCGGGAAAGAACAAACTTCGTCGAATGGCTGTATTATTCTGCACACAAAACAACTGGTACAGTGCGCGATTGATGGCGGCAGTGTCATCAGTTGCCCCATCGCCTGTAGCACCAAAATCTGTGACCACGGCATAACTATCCAATCTACTTTGTAGACTTTGTGCTACGGGCGTACTGGGTGTTGTACCAGTTTGCACTGAATACCCAGCCGCGTCACCTGTGTATGTGTAATCTGTGGCAAAACTCAATATGTCCGAAAATTCAGTGAGCACTTCAGTATTGCCCACAACAGGTGCACCTTCTTCCAGCGTACCATTGCCGATAAACAATCTGCGTTCATCTGTTGCCCACCCTAATTCAGCGCCGGCCAAGGGCTGTGGTAGGTCTGTTATTAGTCCCTTGCGGGTAGTGATTCTTGACACCTGAACTATAGCCATTATTCTTCTCCCAGATAAATCTGCATCACATATTTAGCAAGTAATACTGTTCAACTTTTTTCCACCACAAGTCACGGTACTTCTCAAATTCTTGGCCCTCTAACACAAATTCTTGATATTCGGGCTGTGTAGTCATGTTCATTTGTTCGTCTAGTGCAGGCTTGACACACATCAAAACTACGCCTTTTCGGATCTTTGTGCCGTGCAGTTCGTTGTGTGCTTCTGCGTATGCGCATAACTGCACAAAGTAATCATCAATCCACTCACGTTTTTTTGGCTTATTAGTTTGTTTGTAGTCCAGAATAGCCTCTTCGTTCAAATGTATGCCTGCACCGTCTGTGGTGCCTGCATATACTTTGGGAAAATACAGCGGAACTTCAATACCCCAAAACTCACTCACATGCTTCAAGCCATGCTCGATCACAGTGTGGGCCATGGCGTGACTGGCCCAGGAGAATGGATTTGTGCCACGATCTTTTATGGCACCTTCTTTCACATACTGCTCAAGATACGTGTGCATGCGTGTGCCACGGTTGGCAGCTTCTGTTGTGATTTGTTGTGCTTGTTCATGCCCCACTCGATTGCGCCAGTTTTGCAAGGCTCGTTTGCTTTCTTCACTTTTTGTGGCATCAAGTATTGTTGTCACGCTGGGCAGTTTGTTGCCATCAGGTGTGGCATACAATCTGCGTCCATTGACGTTTTCTCTGGGAATGGGTTGGTAATTAAATTTTTCTACAAATTTTGCCATATATTGATTGGTTGTGTTTGGCTATTTCGTTTAGTTGGTTTATTTTTATTTGTTTGTCAGGATTGTGATAGAGATCTTTAAGACTCTGGATCATGGCAGTCATCCTACCATGTGTTGTGGGTTCAAGGTCGTAACTTTCATCAATGACACTGCTGTATGTGGTAAATCCAATGTTTTGCAATCTTTTCAAACTGCCAGAGCCTGACATTACCACAAAAGGTTTGGCAGTGAACAAACACTTGGCTGTTTTTTCTGTCAGAAAAGAATTAGAAAATATATCAGTTTCGCTCACGCATTCAATTTGGTATTTAGGCCACAGTGAATAGTATGCTTTGCAGGCATCTACCCAAGGAAGAAATCCCTCAACAAATCCATTATCAACTAGTGTGCTATCAATATCAAATTTTTTGGTAGCCAACCAACGACGTTGATCTTGATATACTTGATATATCTCATCTATCGAAGTATCAATCATAGAGTAAAAATTTTCACCAGATCCATTTATAGCATTTACGTTTCTGAACGTTAAAAAATTATCCCTGGGAAAGGTTTTGTCAATTTGATATGCTAGTTTGAGTCTGCTGGGAGTGAATCGACTGATCAAGCATCCTACAAATTTTGCATTGCTGTCGATTGCCGGAATGTTGCCAATCTCCACATATCGATCTTGGCAAGTAAATGCAGGATGCCACCCTAGTTTTTTGTGTTTGAAGTTTAAATCCCACTCAAGATTGTATGTCATAAAAGTAACACGTTCTCTGTTCAACACTCCTTGCTGGCAAAGTTCTTCAAAAAAGCTCACTATGCCTCGTCGTATTAGATTTTCTCCATCGCTGGCAATTATCACAATTGGGTGGCCTTGGTAACCTGCACAAAAAAAATCAACCAAAAAATCTTCATGGTATTGATTAAATGCAAATCCCAGCAGGTGACTTTGAATGTATATTGTGTTGTCATACACACTTATTAGCTTTTTAAAACTCGGAATGTGTATGGTTGTGTTGTCTGCCATTGATTAGATTCTAAAACTTTCTCCGCAACCACAGCGGTCACGTTCGTTTGGGTTGGTGAATTCAAAGCCTTCATTGAGGCCTTGACGAACATAATCTACTTGTGTGCCACGCAAGTATACATCATGTTTTTTGTCTACTATCACACAGAAATTTGGTTGAGCATAATTTATGGTACCGGCATCAGGGTCATATTGTTTAACGTATTCTAACACATAAGCCAGCCCTGAGCAACCTGTGGTTTTTACTGCCAGGCGTATGCCAGCATAGCCTTTTAGTTCAACTAGTTTTTGTATTTTGTTTTTAGCAGTGTCAGTGAGTGAGATCATGCTTTTTACGATAATCTTCCACTGCGGCTTTTATAGCATCTTCAGCAAGAATAGAACAATGAATCTTGACTGGTGGCAGTGCGAGTTCCTGAGCAATCTCTGAATTTTTAAGAGCTGCTGCCTGGTCAAGCGTTCGTCCTTTAACCCACTCGGTAACAAGAGAGGATGAGGCAATCGCACTTCCGCATCCGTATGTTTTGAACCTGGCATCTGTGATAATTCCATTTTCTACCTTTATCTGTAGTTTCATTACATCTCCACAAGCAGGTGCTCCCACCATACCTGTACCAATGGTGTCATCAATTTCAAACTTGCCCACGTTGCGTGGATTTTCATAATGATCAATTAATTGTGGAGAGTAGGCCATAAATTATGACTCCTTAGTTTTTAATAATTGTTGCAATTCACCTGATCCGTGCATTTCGATCAAGATGTCAGATCCACCTACAAACTCACCATTCACATACAATTGAGGAATGGTCGGCCAATTACTGTATTCTTTGATACCTTGTCGAATGTCATTGTTATCGAGTACATTTACAGTGAATACATCAAGGTCAGAATTGCATTCATTCAACAGTTGTATAGCTTTGCCCGAAAATCCACACATGGGAAATTGTGCAGTCCCTTTCATAAACAACACAACATTGTGTTCTTTTACTATTTGATCAATTACTTTTTGTGAATAGGCCATGTGATACTTCCTCGCTGATTATAGCGTATTTACTCATTAATGTCAACAGGAACGATTATACGCCGCGTTCTTTGCCGTCAGCTTGTTTTGCCGAGGCGGCCACAATGTCTTGCGCCTTGTTTACAGGCATTTGGGTTGGGCCAGTTTCGGCACCCTTGTACATGATCACGCCAGGGTTGTTGGGATCTATGGGCTCTAGTACTGAATCCAAGGGAGGCGTACTTACTATGCTTACAATATTTCTTTGATTGATTGGAAATCCTAGACTTCGGGCAGCAGATATAAATGCATCTGTGCCGATTTGCTTTTGTGCATTTTCATTGTCTGCACGTCCAGAAAGAAAATTCACCAGACCCATTAGTTTGTTTGGATCTAGTGAATCAACAGATTCGACTTCGTCGATTCTCATATTATCTACGTGCTCGGCCTAGAGCGGCTCCAGCTGGAGCTGGTTCTTCAGGGGGCATTTCAGCACCAGGTTCAGGAGGCATTTCAGCGCCCATCTCGGTGTCGGCTTCAGCACCTGGCATAGAGGCTGGGGCAGCACCTGGCACGCCACTGGCAGCCATGCTGGTATCAAGTGGTGCGGGTTGTCCTGTTACAACGCCCAGTGCTGTTTCCAGTTGTTGTTTGGAACCTTGCAAGTTTTGCACAAGACCTTGCAATGCCGCAGTGACATCACTATTGAATTGTGTGGCTTGTTCAATACCAATTTGATTGCGAATGCTGTCTACCAAGGCAGGCAGTTCTTTGAATTGCATTTCTGTGGTGTCTTCCAACATTGATTGCATTTTGTCTACCATGTCTTGTGCAGCCAACACAACCTGTGCTTGCTGAACTTCTGATTCTTTCAACACTTGGTATGCTCTGCGCAAACGACTTTCAGCAGTCATCAATGCCTGACCAGCAACAAGTTTTTGTTCTTCAGGGTTCAATGTTTGACCTGCCTGGCTTTTCTTCAATGCAGCAGCCAGCTTTGGATCTTTGATATCCACTGTGGATGGTTGTCCAGCAACAGGTTGTCCTGGTTTGGCTTGAGTGGGAGGTGCAACTGGAATTGCTTCTTCACGTATGCGACTGGTCAATGCTTGTTCCATCATCACAAGTTTGAGATATGCAGGGTTGCGCTCACTGGTGTGACGACCAGTGCCACGCTGATGTTCAGCAATCACACCACGCACACGTTTCAGCATGACCTGGGCTTCGCGCACTGTGAGCTTGTTTACAGGCATCTTGGTACCGAAGTAACTTTCAAATACTCGGGTTACTTGGCGGCTCTTTTTTGGTGTGGCCAGTTCGGTTAATTTCATTTGGCAAATCCTCTTAGTTGTAGATATTTAGCCGAATTTAAACATTTTTCAA